TGAGCGTGTCGCTCAGGTGACGCTGAACGTAAACATGGCGACAAGCACCGATCCGAAAGCAATTCGCGCCGAAGCAATCCGTCTGCGCGATGTGTTGAAGCTTGGCAATTATCAGTACGGCCAGCAGACCTGGTACGTTTCCTCTGAAATCGTCTCCAACCTGGAGCAGTATTTCAGCGACAACTTCCAGTCTCGCACCGTGCTACAGGAACTCCTGACCCTGACCGGCATCGCAGCTATCAAAGAAGATGCGAAACTTCAGGGTAACGAAATCCTGATTGTTCCGCTGCAGGCTGGCGTAGTTGCTCCGATTGTAGGTCAGGCCATCGGCACCGTTGCCGACCCGCGTCCGTTCTACAACAGCGATTACATCTGGCGCACCTGGGGCGCAATGGGCCTGATGGTCAAAACCGACATCAACGGTCACTACTCCGTGGTTCACGCCACCGGCGAAGCGACCAGCTAAGGAAGCGATATGGCACTGGTAAAAGTTATCTCATCAAACCTTTTTGCCGGTGCCAATTTCCAGAAGCTGGAGATTGGCTCTGAGGTGGAGGTTGCCGATTCAATCGCCGAGCGATGGGTTAATGCCGGTCTGGCTGAGTACCTGGAAGAGCGCCAGCTGGAAGTCGCCACACCCAAGCGCGGACGGAAACCCAAAGACAAGGAGTGACCATGGCTATCACGCCAATCACAGCAGCGCAGGTTAAACAGCAGCTGTCATCCCTCGGTTACTCCATCCCTGATTTCATCATCGACGCATATCTCTGCAAGCTCAGCAGCATTGAGCAGTGCCTGGAGGCGTCTGGCTACGACGAGTGTGACGTCGTGCTGATTCAGGTATATGCCGTCTCTCTTATGGCCTTAACGGCATACAGTCAGCGCATTAAATCGCAGTCAGCGCCTTCAGGGGCGTCGCGGTCATTCGACTATACCGGCGATGTGCTTTCGATGCGTGACGCTCTTCTGTCACTGGATAAGAGCGGATGTACGGCGTCGCTGCCGATTGACGTGGGTAGCCGCGTCGGCTTCTTTGATGTTGTTGGGGGCTGCTGATGTGTGAGAAAGAGCAGAAACCTAAAAATCCCGACGAGGAGCCGTGGGAGTATGAGGATTACCACCTATGAGCTCAGTAGCTAACTGGTCATACACCGCGACAGCGACAATATGGCGAAAACTGGATGGTCAGGACGACTACGGCGACCCGCTCGGTTATGCAGCGCCTGAGCAGATTCTTTGCGGCTATGAAGGCGGCCTGAGCAAGCGCATCGGCGGTATTGGTTCAGAAATCGTTGCGAAAAACACAATCTGGACTGAGTACGCACTGGCTAAGGCTGGCGATTATGTGCTGATTGGCATTTCCGACCTGGCTGACCCGAAAGAAGTCGGAGCTGATGAGGTTCAGCAGGTGCTTCGCTATGAAGACACCTTCGAGCGCATCGCCGACGACTACGCCATCATAACAGGAGTCTGATATGGCCGGTAAAGTTCGCGGCATTGCCCAGGCGAAAGCTAATCTGGACGCGCTGATTAATGACGTGCAGGGGCGCAAGGTCGTCAGGGCCGTGCAGTCAGCACTGTTAATCGGTGGCGCGCAGGCAGCGTTATACACCCCAATCGACACATCAACGCTTCTGAACAGCCAGTTCCGGGAGATTGACGCTAACGGCACAAAGGTAACCGGCAGGGTGGGCTACTCGGCCAACTATGCGGTTTACGTTCACGATCCGAATGTTCCGCAAACCTTCCGCCGCGCCACAGCCCGCAAAGAGTTCCTTACCAAGGGCTTTGAGGACACCAGAGACCAAATCGACCGGGTTATGAAGCAGGAGCTGTCTCTATGAATCCGCCAATGCATACGCGCGTGCGTAACTACTTCATGAATGCTGGCCTGACGGATGGCTTTAAGGTTCAGTTGCTGATGTGGACCGACTCAGGAACGGAATCTGACCGGTTCATGGTGTTTCGTCCAAATGGCGGCAGTAATATCCGCAATGGCCTCGGCAATGAGCAGTACATCCTGGTCGACGTTATCGGCGCAAAAGGTGGCAATGCTTTTGTTGATGAGCGCGTGCAGCAGATAGTCGATTACGTCCAGCAAAACCCCATGACCGATGATTGCGTCGGTTATCTCCAGAATATGGGCGCTATGCCCGGACCAGTTCTTACAACCGAGGGACGCCTTGTCTATCGGCTTCAATTCGTCGCCACCTACGGCGAGTAATTAAACGTCAAAGAGGAAGTAACATGGCTAATTGCCCAACCAGCAACGAACGCTTGTTCGGTGGCGCTATTGTGCTTGAAGTTGCCGACGGCTGCCCGGACACCGTGCCGCTTGAATCGGAATTTAAAGCGCTGGCCGCCGGTACGTCAAAAGGGTTCGACTTCAGCCCGAACACCGTGACCAGTGATGCTGACGATGGCGGCGGCTTTGTCGAGAGCATCACCACAAACTCCGACTTCACCATCAGCTTTGAAGGTGAGGTGCGCAAAAACGACAAGCTCGACCAGTACGGTATCGGTCGTTTCATCAAGTACTTCGCTACCGAGCTTAAGGCCAAGCGACAGCCTGGCATCTGGGTTCGCATGGAATACGGTCCGGTGACCTTCCAGGGTTACATGGTTATCACTGCCCTCAGCTCGGACGGCGGCACTAACGACATCGTGACCTTCTCCACTGAGTTCAAAGTGGGTGACTCCAGCACCGTGCAGGTTACTGATACCTCCGAACCTTCCAGCTAAAACACTGCGGGGCGCAAGCCCCCTTTCTGAGAAAGAGATATGCAGGTTCTGATAAACGGA